AACCTAGCACACGGAGAGAGATGAAATAAGTGGTAGGTTTACTTCTATTGCACTAATTAGCCAATGAGGGCTTACCTTATTATCTTATTGCTTAACTAAACTATTAGATTGTGGTGTCGTCCCATAGTAGATTTACTAAGTGAGCTAAACTGTCGTAAGTTTTGAAAGATTTTAAGGAAAGTGCAAAAAACTATGGCAACGCATTATCTTTTTTACTTCCAAATTTTTAAAGTCCAATGTTTATAGCCTCTGTCGTAATAACTAGAAGCAGAAGACACCCCCTGCCATTTAGCCACGACACTTCAATGTTTATAGGTTTATTGTAAAACTTCGTCGCAAGGAAGAACCCTGATAAGTTTAGCTACGACATCTTAATAAATTTAGCTATATCAACTTATTCAAGATGTTCCTAAGATGAGCGATAAAAAAATACGGGATTTGTCCTAAGATGAGCATAAAAATTTTACGGGAAAAACCCTCAAATTCTCTTACGTGCCTTTAGACACCAAATCTAGTGTATAAACGCCTTCACAAAACTGATTACGACAGACTAGGAATAATAAGCTGAAAACTAGGGTATGCGTGGGGGTGTTTCGCGGTCATAGTTGAAAACGGAAAGTGATATAGCTCACCCCCGTGATTTATACTGTTAATAGTCATAGTACGTGCGGGGGGAGTCGAACCCCCCTTTGCTACCGACTAGCGCACGTTGTTAGGAATTAACTTTCGTCTAAGTCTTCCTGCTGTTTGAGATGTCTATCCCATTCAGCGTCACGGAATTCTTTAGAGTCTTCAATTCGTATGTGGCGACCAAGACGTCTGTACTTGATGCCTTCTGGAATCAAAGCCAAGAAAATACCTACGAGAATTGCTTCTAACCAATTCAAGATACTCTCCTTCCATTAGAGATAACTTCCTTTTCTATAAGCTCTAAGTTAATATAACCAGAATTAACTCCCCACTTTTTAGTGGCAAGCATTTTCTGACTAAAGATAGGGTAGTACTCATTGTTTGCGTATACAAACTGCATGAAGTGTTGTACCCAATCTTCTTTAACTCGTTGTATTACAATAGGTGCTACAGCTTTATCTACAACATTTACAAAGTCATACATAGCTTGTATGAACTCTAGATAACTATATAAACCATCAGGCTTCATGTTACCTTGGAAGTAACGAAGCTCGACAGTATAGTTAGGATGTAGATTGAGCATTGATGACCTATCATTAGCCATATTTTTGTTTACTGCAACATTCAACTTGTTAGTTGCATAGTAGCCATGACTTTCAGGCATTTGCCATTTGGCATAAGCTCGGTCACGACGTTGAGCAATAAACTCAAACAAAGAACGATTTTCAACACGTGATATGAACTGCTCATGTAAAGACAAGAACATCCATAATGTTTTAGTGTTGAAGAACGCTTTAGGAATGTGAACATGTAACCCACAATTGTCAGAGCTATATGAATATAACCCTCTATGATGCAATTGCTTGACCCAGTTAAGCTCTTTATGAGCACTAACAGTCATAGGTTGTGTCACAAACTCAATACCATAGTCCAGTGAGCCGTCATATTTTGCAATGACTAACTGACGCCATTGGTCAAAAGTATTGCTATCACAATCTAAATTATTGTGAATGTCACGCATTACTTCGTACAATATTCCATCTCTATCATCTGTACAACGATAATCGTCTCCTTCATTGCAATCTTCACAATCGCAGTCAGAGACAACTTGAGTTTCCAATTCAACACCCATAGGCAAAAATCCGTTAAGGGTATTTACCACATCGGGATTGAACACTTTTGTTTTAAGTGCTGGGAACTTCTGCCATACGTTATTGCTAACGTGGTAGAAGTCAACCATTGGCTTATAAGAGTAGTTCAACATGTGGTCAAGGAATCCATCCTCACCCACATAAAGGCACTCTTTACACATAAGTTCTCCTTTTTTATTTATTACACTGTTTCCAGCGGATATAGTTTATCTATACCAGACTGGGCACCATTACTGATGCCCAGAATTGCTATAGATTAGCTTTTGTTTTTACCGAGTTTGAATTCCAATTGCTTGGCTTCAACAGCGGTAATGTCGACATTGTCGTCAGCAATCGTTTGGTTGTAGTCTTCCAGAGCTCGTGCTCTTTCATTCTCTTCCATGATTTCTAACATGTCATACCATTCCAATGCGCCTTCGCAGTCTTCGTTGCAACCACGTAGCTCACCCTCAACAGGTGCACCACAGTAGATACATTCCCAACCAGTCGTTGACTGTGCAGATACGACAGCTTTACCAAACTCTTTGACAAGAGATTCAGTTGTTAGACCGTACTCAGTCCAACAATCGTCAGTAATTTCCCTTTCGTTAAGGTCATACTGAGTAAAGTCCTCATCAGTATAAGATTTGACTGTTGTATTTGTCTTTGGATTGTAGCTTATAGTAGTGCTTGTATAGTCACTTCTACTAGCAAACAAAGAATAACTTGGCTTACAATAACTTCCGTTACTGAACCAAATGCCAGTCTTCTTGTCGTATTCACCATGCTTTTCATTGATGATGTATGAATCGAACTTAAGTCTTTCATCGCTTGTTAGGAAAACTAACTTGTTAGGATAGTTCTCGCTATCAATGATGCGACCAAGTTGATTAATAAATACACGGTCGTCCAAGCTCTTCATGTCTACAAACTTCATGAAGTAGTCTACGAAGTATCTTGTATCAGACAAGTCTAACTTCTTAGCCTTACCAGTTGGTTCAAAGAACTCTGGCAACATGCCGTTGTGAGCCATGATAGTATTCTTGTTCACTTTGAAAGGGTGAGTATTTTCAAGACAAACTGTACCGAGTGTTGCTATTCTAAAGTGAAGTAGCATGTCTCGATTAGAATGTTCTTTACTAATCTCTTTGTACAATCTCTTGTACTCTTTCTGCTTCATTGATTTCTCAATCTGAACATTGTTGTTCTCGTCGATGTAACCAATTCCAGCACCGTGACTATTTCGATTCCACATATTCTCAATATATGACATCGGAACTTTTGTACCTTCAGGTACTCTTGCAATCACACACATTTGTGTGCCTCCTTGTTTCCATAGTCTATTTGTACGCATAGACCTTAGCGTGCTATATACATAGCAGACAGGGCACCAGTACGATGCCCTGCTGTGCTACATATTAAGCTGTACGTTCATTGACGTAATCAAAGAGTTCTCGACTCATTGATTTAGCCCCTATCTTAGGCATTATAACAGACTCGACATACTTTGTCAAATACGGATATACATCGCCACGTGTGAGAGTCACCCATTTGTAAAACAGGTGCTCATCAGTCAAGTGAGCTTTGATGATATCTGATTCTTCAGCATTGATGTTGTTAGCAAAGTTGAAGTCACCTTGCTCATCACTGCCTCTGTCGAATGTAACAGAAGTAAAGCTTAAAGCCTCGAAATACTCATGAAGAGCAGTCAAGAACTCAAAGTTCTTAATGATACGGTCTTTGATTGTAGCAGAAGCAAAACCTCTGTACTCAATACGACCTGAACCACCATAGTTAACTATAGAGTTTCTATGGAAAGAACCGTTAGCTCCACCGTACAACGCTCTAGCAGACTTCATACCACTGTTAAGTAGTATGTCAGCATATCTATCAGGATTGTTAACTTTATACTCATGCATGTCATAAGCTTCAGTATCAGTCCTCATTAGATGCCAAGTGGCATAACTAGGATTTGTACGTTGCATAATGTCTTCTAATGCACAGTACTCGTCGTCGTAGCCTTGATAATAAGTAAGCATTGCATTGTTGTGCCATGCTACAAATAAGGCTAGTGCTTGACGGGTGAATAGACCTTTAGGCATATTCATGTGACTACCACAACGTTTGTTGTAGAAGCCTCTGAAGTTCTCTTTAAGAACTGTCCAGAACCCATCAGGTAATTGTCTTACAAATTCAGCTGTCATAGGCTGAAACTTGAATTCAATACCCAAACGACCAAGAGACCCATCGTAACTACCTACTGCAAGTTGACCCTTGTGGTTTGCAACCCCAGTAAGTCCATAAGGAAAGTCCTTATGTAATGCAACTAGTAGCTCTTCAGTGTCTGCACTTACATCAGACCTAGCTTCTAATTCTAACTCCATGCCAATAGGAAACTGAGTAGATTCCCAGTGTGACTTTTCGTCAGTCTTGTCAATTAGATATGATGATGTACCGCCAGTAGATTTAACACCTACTTTTCCGTCATCGTCAATGTACCAATATCTCCAGCTAAGTTCATAGCTATAATCCCTCTGACGTGTGTCAGGGTAGAAAGGAATGATATAAACCATTTCCTTCACTGCATCCATGTAATTGTAGCGCTTGATATTTCTGAGTGATTGACGAGGTAGCATTGCTTCAATCTCGTCAGACCATTCTTGCTTATTAAGGAAGTTGTCTAAGTCGCCTCTTCGGTACTCGAACCTCTGTGTGTCCAAGTTCCAAAAGTTGACATAGTTTTGTCTGTGTATAATACAGAACATGCAACTACGTTCCCTATTGCTACGGCTGTAGCTAGGTCTTGCAGTTACAGTATCCTTGTTATAAGAAACAACATATCCACAAGAACTACATTTACATGCAGTTCTTCTATTTTGTTGAACTCGCTTGTTAGGTATCAGTTGTTTATCTTCCGTAGAATAAAACACACCTGAATACTTTTGCTCGTTAAACATCAGCAACGTTCCCCAATATGACTTGGAAAAGTTGCAATGAAATAAGTTGTAGAATGATATTTCACCAGGTACAAACTTCTCTATACCGACTTTAAATATATTGAACACACGGTCTTCCACGTCATCCAATACACTTAACTCACCGTTGACAATATACTCAACGTACTCATGAAGAGCACGATTAGTACTTGTATCAACAAAGAAGTTTGATTGTGCGCAAACTGTTTTGTATGCTTCCATCATCCTCTCAGCAACAACATGACTAGATTCTAATTTCCAGAAGTTCCTTCTAAAAGAATCTTGTTTGTCGATAATCTGATACCAGATAAAGTTTAGCAACCAGTTATACACTTCTTCCACCGATTTAAGCTGTAGCAATCTCCTAACACTAAGATAATAATCTTGTCTATTCTCAGAGCTTATGCCTTCAAGCCAGCCGTCAGCTGGTGCCTGCATTCCTGAGATAGGACCATCATCTCCATTCACCTCGTTGACAAAGTGCTCAAAGTCCGCAAACTTATGAGTTATGTCATTGAGAGTCATAGGTATAGTTGTGCTCTTTTTGAAGTCAGTGATTGCTTCAAATAGAACTTTTGCTACCTCTTTCAAGGTGAGACCTGTTTGTCTCATAACTATTCTCCTTTTTTATTTATTGTTATTGCTACTGTCACTAGCAATAGTACCCGTGGCAGGAATCGAACCTGCCCTAGTACCATAACGGGTTACCAGCACTTAACTATCGATAGGAACGTCAAACCCAAACAATGAAGACATTGCTTCGTTTTCTGACGCTTGGAACATTGAGTATACAGTTGAGTTCTCACTCTCTGCAAATCCAGATGCTCTATCTTCTCGCATGTACTCTTGGTTCTCAGGACTATCTGCATCAAACAATGAGAACGCATCCCAATGTTGATTAGTCTTGATAACAGGTGTACCTGCTAGTGCTTTTTGTGTTACTCCCTCTATGGAGTCGTTGACCACCTCTGGTCGCTTTGCAGCTTCCAAGATGGATTTCTTACCGAATTTCGGCATGTTATCTCCTTTTTTAATTTTGTCGAAGGATGCTTTTCACCCCCCGATTAGATTAAGCTGATAAGACTTAACCTACTAGAGCCCACCATTACGATGGGCTCCGATAGATTAACTATTTAGTCTTTGGTAGAATGGTGATACCCATTCGCCATCTATGACATTAACTTCAACATCATAAGGAATCTTTCCTATGTATGCTCTTGATGACACGTCAGCACCAACCATAATCGCTAACATGGTCAACGATATTCTGTCAATATCATTTGCTCTAGGAACGAACATAAGTATTGCATCAATAATATCGTGAATCACAATCTTATTTGATACGTGCCCTTCAGTATTGACAATTGTAAAATGGTCATCTGATGGAGGGAACTTAATCCAACCTTTCAAGATAAAGTCAATTTCTTTGTCAATAAAGAATGCTCTTTCTAATACCTTCTCCTGTATTTCAGTTAAGTTATTAACTGTCACACCGAAGAACTTCGCGACTAATAGTCGCAACTTGCCCAATAGGGACATGTTATCTCCTTTGTTATGTCTGGTTCTTTAGACCAGCTCGTACCCAACGGGGGAATCGAACCCCCGCTTGTACCATATTGGGTTACCAGAAATCTACCTTTGAGATAGTTTAAACTTTCTGGCAGTACGTCTATTATTTCTAAGTTCTTTGTCTTTAGCTTTGAACTCAATACGTCTAGTACGTGTATGCCAGTGGTCAACTGCCTCAGGTAAATAGATACCTCTTAGAAAATTAGACTTAGCTTCTAAGTCTTTTACATTTTCTATTTCTTGGGTCTCTAGATTAACTGTTTGTAATCTTTCGACATCTCTGTCCATTTCATTAAACAGAGCTTTCCATTTTGCATCCATGATTTCTCCTTTCTTTCTAATAGTAAACGGAATGCTGTGCCCATAGCCAAATGACTACAGGCACAACAATAGATTAAACTAGCTGTGATGGGTCTTCAGACATTAAAGTTGCAATTTCAGTTCTTGCATCTTCACGTCTGTCGAGACAGGCTTCACACTTACGTGAATACTGCATCTTTGACCACATAGCATTACATTTGAAGCAGTGTTGCTTTTTAGTAATTTTTGGAAAAACCATGCTAGCTCTCCTTTCCTTCTAATAGTTTGCACACATGCACTGGTGCACATGCACAAGTTACTGATTCTTGAAATTGACCCCATAAGAAAGAGCCGTACATTGTTTCCAATGCAGAGGGCTCTCTTACTAAGTTTTTCCCATCAATCATTCTTCTTCTCCTCTCGCTCTGAGAATAAACTTCACGTATAAATTACGCTTAGTCAATTCCCAATCGTGCATATAGGTGAATATAAACTTCCTAGAGACACCAAGCTTATACAAGAGATGTCTTAACCAACCAATGGTTAGATATTCTCTCTTGTTTTCACTTGCCCATTTAACTCTCAACATAAAGTCGTCGAAAGTCATGAACTCGTACTCGTCTTCCTTACAAGTATCGTGGTCTCCCCCAAAACACACAGACATCATGATGTCATACATATAACCTTCATGTTCTTTGTTGTGTTTAAAAGGATTCTCGACAGCTTGCAGTTCGAGAACTGTGCCTACAAGGTTTCTATAGTTTATTTTCCAGATTGCGCCAATTTGGTGTCCGTCATCAGAACGGATAACCTCATTGGTCCATTTCCATAGTTTCACTATTTCTCCTTTTTCGTTTTTTATCTAATTCACACCCGGATTCCAAGTATCACCAACTCACCGCCGATTCAACTCGGAATTTGAGAGTGAAGCGCCTGTGGGGGGAATCGAACCCCCCATACAACCATTCAGGCTACACCGTTATGAACGGTGCATTAAGGAACTAAGAAAAGTGTGTCTCACTTGGAGATTTGTTTTCTTGCTGTTCAACGCACGTCGTTGTGCTCTATTAAGATTATTAACCTTAATTTTTGCACCCTTTTTGATGTGTGTTTTAGAATCAACAAGAACAATATCTTCAAGGACTTTTACTTTTCCCATTACTGGAAGTGTTTTAAGTACTTTCAATGTTCTTCCCTTCTATTTTGTATAGCGTCACTAAGTTACTCAGTTGTCGAATTTTGCTTTATATATATCTGCGTTACCTTTATTGTCTTATTACGCCGCCAGCATATAATTTCCACAAAGCTCTCTAATGTTTCGCATTAGCTTTTTCATCTAATGACGCTAGAGTTTCCAATACTTATAACAGTGTGTTAATTGTGCTTGGTTGTTGAATTATATTTAGATAAATTGCAAGCAATGCAAAGAATCTTAGAACCTGGCTTGTTACCTGGTTTAAAACCATAAACAATATAGTTCTTTTCTTCAACACCATGCACTTCACACTTTTTAAGTGTTAGTGGTATGTTTTCTCCTTTTTCTCTTTATATCCTTTGCTCAAAGGTACTTCAAAATACAAAGTGTCCTGAATCACCCCCGAATACACCGTAGTAGTTCACACTACACAGTGTAAACAAAGGCGTGAGCGTTACTGAGGTCCTTATTTTAGTCATACTTGATATCCGAAGGGGGTACGGATAAAAAGTAAAGGAATTTGACTACCCACAATAACACTCACGCCAATGTTCCACACGTATGCCGCATTAAACCTAGACACGAGATTAAATTGTCTACTCTCTTTTAAGTTGTTACCACAAGCCACTACATGTTGGAGCTTGGTCATCAGCAGTTCGCTGGTATAAGTAACCAGCTATTATTTTAGAAAGCGGCAAAACAGACTAATGAATAAGAACTAATGACCTTGCTCCAACAATACTTGGCAGCTTCTACCTGAAGTAGTTTTGGTACTCATACTGTGGTACAGTATTTTCCCAACCCTGCTCCAACAGAGCACAACAGTCCTTGAGGATTTTTACATCCGACAAGGCGTCGTGCTCAGCATAGGGACCTAGCCCGTTGATATGTGCAATATGTGTCAGCCTGCCGCCGTCACATGTTGCTCCACAACTAGGTCCGTGTAATGACTTCTTGCTAATAAAAGCTTCCTTCAACGAATCCCTCGAGTCTATAAGGGGTAAGGTGAGTAAGCCACTATGGACTTCGCCTCTATCAGCTCCTACACAGTACGCATAACTGTCAATCAATACCTTGGTATCGAAAGCAACATTATGCGCCACCAAGTGAGTGGCTTCTACTTGGCTGAGCCATCGAACGAAGGAACGAACGACGGACCAAGCAGAAGGGGAATTAAGGCAGTCAGCCACATCAACTGTGTTGCCGCTCCACCAGTCGTCAACTTTCTCAATATACTGTCTAGGTGGATTGACAGTTTTATTGAACACTTCACCAGTGAGGGAAACCCCCGCCAATGAAATGAGGTCAACGAACCACATAATTCTCCCACCTGAGGCTCTCTCGTAACCTTTAACGCCACGTATGACGTTGCCAGTTTCGAGATTAACTCGGGTGCCTGTAGTTTCTGTATCAAAATACACGGGATTAAATCCTGCTTCTTTCAATTCAGCCTCCTTTTTTTAGCTATGTTTGTAGGCACATAGCAGCCTCGTGCCATGCAAGGGAATCGAACCCTTGGGGTAGAACGAGAAGCAAGCTTCAAGTTCGAACTGACCGTCCATGGCTCAGGGTTTGTCGACAAGCAGAGCCTGAGTGCCCGCTCTACGAGTTAGGAACCTACTGTGAAGTCACGTGAAGTGTACCATTCAGCAAGGTTACCGTCCTCGTCGAGGATAGTTGTGGTATCCTCATTGAGTGCATACATCATGTTCCCAAAGAGAACACGGGCAAGCTCTCCGAGTCCCTGACCAATGAGCCAGAAACCGTAGAGCACACCTAGCATAATGAAAATACCTGGTATTGATAACAACTTATCTCCTTTCTTGTAGGCTTTGTCGGTAGCCTACTAAACCGAAGCAGTTTAATAAGTCATACTCAGGACTTGCTGGTTGAGTAACAGAGAGAGCCAGCATCTCTGAGCATTAAGCTGTTCTACCGAACTTAGCCATGTTCGCACAGTCATAACAAATGTTATGAAGGTCGTTCATGCAACCAAGCAAGATAGCATCAGTGCCAGAATGCACAATGTGAGACACAGGGTCCACAGTGTTACATTTGACACAGATATTTTCTGCCATGCTTCACCTCCTTTCAGGTGTTTAGTTGTTGTAGTTTATATAGAACCCATGTCAAGAGTCGAACTTGACTTAAGACCGTCATGGGTTTGGTGACAACTACTTAGTAGTTGCCATCTGCCGCAATGGCAGTTAAGTCAGACATGACTTCACAGTCACGTGATGACTTACCACAGAGGTCGAAACCTCTTTTGGTATTGTTGTTAGGTACACACATGTGTACTCCTTTCTTTCTTACTTGCTTTCTAGTCTGACCATTTAGCCAGACAGCAATATCATTCAGCCACCCGCTAGTGTTTGGGTGGCTCTATGATATGCAGGTTATATACCAGTCCTGCTCTGGTTTGTGTTTGTACTTGAAATACGTATCGTTATAGTTGACTAGACATTTCAGATACGTATACAAGTACGGGTAGGCATAAAGTGCTTATTAACTATATATAAAAGGATTAAGCTCTTCACGAATCCTACGTTGAACAGAAGTAATCTGTTCTTGTAAGAAATCGTTTCTAAGCTTCATCTTATATAGTATATAAGCGAGCACCGATACATTAATTAGTAAGAATGCAATAAGGTAAGTCATGGTAGTGACATACAATACATACATATCAAACAATTGAGCATCGATTCGGTCTATCTCGTCTGCTATAGCGTAAGCAAGCTCAATGACCGTGTCGGATAGAGTTTCCAATATAGAATCTCCTTTCTAAGCGTATATACTTACTTTTTGTTCAGTATAAGAACGCTCAAGCACCTAGAGGGTAGTCATCCCCCTAGGTGTCGTGTGCCCATTAAGGCACACTTTATTTACTTAGCAGTCGCCATTATGGACGACATACTCTGATTGTGTAGAACACTCTAAACAAACGTCTAAAGCTTCTCCATATTCAGGTGCCATAATAAATAGCTCCTTTCATTTATATAATGTAATTAGCCAGTATCACTCTCCAAGACTCTGTACCATACTGGCTGCATGGTACAGAGCGTATAAGGATTTAGTGTTGAGTTTGGACCCCAACACCTTGAGTAACTTACCGACAGCTTCCATACGGCACACTGTCATGCCAACGGTATAAGTACCGAGGCAGTAAGTTACTCCATGCACAGAACAACACAGGTGACAGGCTCTAGGACCGTACCTCATCGACACCCGCTGGCGAGTTAAGCAATTCGCTTGTCCTCTACAGCCAATTACTGACTGCTCGGGGGCGAACCACCTCGCTTTCTAGAGCATCATGTTAGATACGTGAGTACCTGCACACTGTGCTATCCTTTGCAGGAAGGACCGTAAACATGGCGGAGAAACCAGAGGTTTAACGTCCTCCCTCACATCGCTTTGGGTAACAAGCCCAGGTGGATGATGACCTCTATGCACAAGCCATAGAGAACCGTTGTCCCTGGTCAATGGGACATGGAGTCGACCACCACAGGAGTTGGATTAGAACTCCGTCGAGAGTGGTAGTAATGAGTACCACTCAGTGGTTTGTGCTAAGGGCTGTCACGATGGGTTGTCAACCCGCCCTTCGCAGACTGTAACGTTTATGAGCAAGTCCATTGCTTCACATTCGCCGACGACTGCATCCATATCTTCAAGCTCACTCGGAAGTAAGCTATATTGTCTGGACGCCTCTGGCGTCAAGTTTCACCTTGACACCCGAGAGTCGACCTGGTATTAGCAAGTCCCTGCCTAGCATAGAGTCAGAGTTGAACTCTGTACCCTTGCCGTACAGTCCGTGAGTTGTTTAGTCGCTTGACTCGACCCCAACCCCGTGCCTCTTCGGCACTAAGGGGGGTGTCTGTCTAATCGCTAAATGTAACTCACACTTATACTTAGCTATGCGTACAAAAATCTCTTGTTTTCAAGTTTTACCAATTCGACACCTAATCCCCTATATCTCGGTATTTTGGGGTAAAATTGGGTTATATTATGGCTAGACCTACTAAATTAACACCACAATTGATTGAGGAAATCTCTAATTGGCTTAAATTAGGCTATTACCAAGAGGACGCAGCTACTATGGTTGGTATTTCTCCCTCTACTTACTATGAATGGATGAAGATAGGCGATAAAGTGATTGAAGAGATGGACACAAAGATGCTAAACCCACCAAACGTTGACTCGTCGTCAGAGTTGGCGCCAGGTGCAGCAGCAGCTGAAGGTGAGATAGTTAATCTATATTCGGAGTTTTCGGAGGCAGTAAAAAAAGCAAGAGCCGAAGCTGAAGGTGCTCACATAAGAAATATAAGAAGAGCTAGCGATAATGGAGTATGGCAAGCTAGTGCTTGGTGGTTAGAGCGTAGTTTTCCTAAGAAATGGGGTAAAAGGTCATCTCTCGAGATTGGGGGAGAGGGCGGAGAGCCTATAAAGTTTCAGATTTCATACGGCGATTAGGCTTAGCATCCCGTATAATTTTTTCTTGTTTCGCTGTCATATCAATTAGACACTATATATAGTATGTTTCTAGTCGTCTTACTCTACATATTGGTATTCTGCATTACTTTCCCTTAATAAATCTTTTAATGCTTAGTAAATCTATGTACAGTTTTTATATATGGATGAGGATAAAGTTAGCTTATTAGCAGATGTGCTTAAGATTCCGAAGTGGTATTCAAAAGCTGCTTGTAATACAGTTTTATATCCCGAGTTAAATGCAGACGAGTGGTTTCCAGAACGAGGGAGTTCAACAAAAAAGGCGAAAGCCATTTGTAATCAGTGTCCAGTACAAGAACCATGCTTAGAACAAGCTCTCCAACGAGGAGAGCGTTTTGGTATTTGGGGAGGAAAATCAGAAAGAGAGCGTCGTGCAATTCGTAAAGAAAGAAAAATGGCTCCAATAGAGGACAAAGACGACGATTCTATTTTTTAAATGATAAGGTAGTAAAACAATGGACTACATAATTAGCGGTATAAGATTTAAAACAAAACCTGAAACAGAACAAAACGGAAAAATTCTAGTAGAGATGATTAAAGACAAACAAGTCATAGATACTTTTAAAATTCATAGTGGACTTTCATCAAAGGACGAACTAGATAATATTGCCTTCATAGTTTTAGCAAGCTACCCTTCATTATCAAATACCACAGGATTTTCTGTTAAGAGCTAAAGTTAAATTGTCGGCATCCACACCGACCTCCTCCCATCATCGGCTCTCTTAGGAGAGCTGTATCTAAAACAAAAACCTGTTAGTATTACAAAATGACATATAGACCTTTACCTGAATTTCTTACAATAGATAAATCTAACATTGATGGATTAGGACTATTTGCAGTAGGTGATATAGAAAAAGGTGTAAACGGTGGTATCACTCATATAGAAGACTCTATAACTACAAAATTATACAGAACGCCTTTAGGTGGTTTCATCAATCATAGTGAAGAACCTAATGCAAAGATTGTAGAAGTTCAAAGATTTAGATATTTATATTTTTTAAGGGACATTGAGTCTGGAGAAGAAATAACAGTTAAGTACACTATGTACAACCCAATAGGAATTGAAAATGGCTAGAGTTGAGTGGGAACCAGAAAACGAAACCTATGCAGAATTTAAAAAACGTAGAAGCAAATCTCATGGTGTAGCTGGTATGGGTCAGAAAAAACGTGAAGGTACAGGTAAAATAAATAAATCTGCTTTACGAGAAAAAGCTTTGAAACGTGCACAATACAAGTGTGAGTGGCCTGAATGCGATACTACACAGTGGCTGGAGATGGCACACATTACTGGAATAGGTATGGGAGGAATGAATAGAGACATTTCTAACAATGAAGGTAATGTGGCCATGTTCTGTAAATTTCATCACGATATTTTTGATGGTAAAACAATAACTGGTGCAAAAAGGGAGTACACTAAGTTTGTAAGAGCTTACTTAAAGAGGTACGTTTAATGCCCAGATATGACTATAAATGTTTATCTTGTGAAACAAGTTATGAGATAACACACAAAATTAGTGAAGACCCAGAAATACTGTGTCCGAAAGATAATGTCGTTTGTAAAAGACAGATATCTAAGAATGTTATGTTTGAGACACCAATGGATGCAGAGTGGAATGATGACCCTAGAAATCTAAGTCCTAAGTCTTTGGCACAACGTCAAAAAGCAAGTAAGCAAAAATTTAGATGGTAGGAGAATATGGAATACGAACACATTTCAGAAGAAGATAAAAAAACTATTGTAGATTCACAATTAAAAAAACTTGAGGCAGACCACTTTGCTTTATTGTTATTAGAACCAAATAAGTTACAGGATTCACAAAATCATTTGTCTTGGCAACAAGCTAAAACTGGAATAGAGCAATCTATAGAAAGATTAAGAGTTAAATCAAAAGAACTTTTATAAATGCCAATATATGCACCTGAACTACCTTCCCTTCACCCAGCTCAGAAAAAAGTTGCTGAGAGTGATGCACGTTGGAAAATACTTTGTGCTGGTCGCCGTTTTGGTAAGACTAGACTTGGTGTTCAACTTTGTATCCAAACGGCATTGGCTGGAGGTAGAGCTTGGTGGGTTGCTCCTACTTTTTCTATTGCTAGGGTTGGCTGGAGGGCACTCGAATCCGCAGCTATGTCCTTTCCTAAAGAAATCGAACCAAAAATTTCAATTGCTAACATGGAAGTCTTATTTCCTAATGGCGGTTTTATTGCTTGCAAATCTGCTGATAATCCTCAACGTTTAAGGGGTGAAGGTTTAGACTTCATTGTTATTGATGAGGCAGCTTTCGTAAAACCAGAAGTTTGGCAAGAAGTTCTTCGTCCTACACTTACTGAAAGAAAAGGTTCAGCTTTATTTATTAGTACACCTCTTGGAATAGGTAATTGGTTTTATGACTTATGGGAAACTGCAGGAGAAATGGAAAATTGGGAAAGATTTAGATTCACTACTCTTGATAATCCTGCTATTGACCCTGAAGAACTAGAAGCTGCAAAAACAGAAGTAGGTTCTATTGTTTATGCTCAAGAATACATGGCAGAGTTTGTAGAAGCTGGTCAAGGTCTATTCAAACCAGAATGGGTTTCTTATTATGATGTAAACAGTAATGGATACTATGTTGGTGGTGGAGGACAGTGGGACCCAAGAGACTTAGAACACTTCGGTGCAGTCGATGTAGCTGTCACTACAGAAAAGAGTTCTGACTATACAGCAATTATGTCTTTTGCTAGAACTCCAAACAATCACCTTTTCTTAGAAGATTTAGTAAGAGTAAAGATGGAAGGTCCAGATATTGTACCTGCTATGCAGAGACAAGCACATAAATATAATTGGAGATATGTATGTATGGAGAACCAAGGTTTTTCAAAAGCCTTCATACAACAAGCACAAAGGTCAGGATTACGTGTACAAGAAATGCGTGCAGAGAAAGATAAAATAACCAAAGCTTTACCGCTTAGTGCTAGGATGGAGGCAGGCGAAGTGATGTTTCGTAAAGATGCAACTTGGCTTACAGAACTAGAGAGAGAATTATTGACTTTCCCTGTTGGAGCACACGACGACCAAGTCGATGCTCTGGGTCTCGCAGCGCAGTCAATACAAACTAGACGACAATGGACAGCATATTAGATGGAAGAAAAAAATAGATTCCAGAAAGCTTTGGATTTTATAATCCCTGGCAGAACAACAGAAAATAAGACTCAAAGTAACTACAACCAATTATTTGGTAATGATTCTTCAATTTATGGTTACAACACTACATCAGGTTTTTGGGAATCAGATAAATTAAAAGAAATTGGTGATGGCTCTGGAAACTCAGCAGTTGTCGCATGTCTTAATGTATTAGCTACCTCTTTTTCAGAACCTAAACTACATATAGTTAAAAAAGATACAAAATTTTTAGATAACGAAAAAATAGCTG